GGAAGTCTTCAATAACAAGGATTTAATCCAGCCAGTCCTTGGAAGATCGGAAGACTACGGTAGGACATATTCGGATTTGGGGCTGCAACCCATTCAATCGATTAATAGCAACAGGGTTGCCGTGCGATATGCCGAAGATGGAGGAAGCGCACAGGACGGAGTTATAGAACTTCGTCGGGGCGTTGAAGGTTTGGACCTTGGAAACTCAAAATATGCACAAGTAAGAATTGGCGTTGACGGAACTCACTATCTTAAAGGAATGGCCTTATATTCTGATAATCTTCCAGACGGAACAGACGTCATGTTTAACACAAACAAGAGTTCCGATGTACCAATGATGGGGCCAAAAGACAATACGGTACTTAAAATGATGAAAGCTGACCCGGATAATCCGTTTGGCTCTACTATCGAAAGGCAAAGTGGAGCGTTAAACATCGTTAGGGAAGAGGGTGAATGGAATACCTGGTCAAAAAGCCTGTCGACACAAATGCTGTCCAAACAGAGTCCGGCTCTTGCCAAACAACAACTTGATATATCATATCAAATTAAGAAAGAGGAGTTTGCCGAAATCAGCGCGCTTACCAATCCCGCTGTTAAGAAGCAGCTCCTCGATTCTTTTGCAGATGATTGTGATTCTTCGTCCGTTCATTTAAAGGCAGCAATGCTTCCCCGTCAATCGACTAAGGTTATTCTACCGGTACCGAGCCTAAAAGAAAATGAAATATATGCTCCTACCTATCAGAATGGTGAAACCGTTGTTCTTATTCGATACCCGCATGGTGGAACCTTTGAAATACCGCAGCTTAAAGTAAACAATACTTCGCCAGCAGCCAAATCCATTATGGAGAACGCAATTGATGCCGTTGGTATACATCCTAGAGTTGCTCAGAAGTTGTCCGGTGCAGATTTTGACGGGGATACGGTGCTGGTTATACCTAATCCTACCGGCGCTATAAAAACCCAGGCTTCTCTTAAAGGATTAGTGAACTTCGATCCTATCGAACGATACAAAATTCCAGAAGGATCTGATATCCCGACAATTAAATCACAAACCAAACAAACCAAGATGGGCGAAGTCTCGAATCTGATTACTGATATGACTATCAAAGGTGCAAACGTTGACGAGATAGCCAGAGCCGTCAGACACTCGATGGTTGTTATAGATTCAGAAAAGCATAATCTGAACTATAAACAGTCTTACATAGACAACGGCATAGCCTCGTTAGCCGAGAAATATCAGGGCAGTAAACGTGGCGGCGCCAGCACCCTTATTTCTAAGGCTTCTTCCGAACTCCGGGTTGATGAAAGAAAGAGCCGGGTTAATGTCGATCCGGTGACAGGTGAAAAGATTTACATCCCCACTGGAGAGACCTATGTTAATAAGGATGGTAAACTGGTCACCAAGAAAACCAGGTCTACCAAAATGGCAGAAGCCCATGATGCCATGGAACTGTCCTCCGGCACCACTATGGAGACCGTATACGCCAATTATGCCAACCAGTTGAAAGCCCTGGCTAATACCGCCAGGAAAGAGTCGGTGGCCACCAAAACAATACCATACTCCCCCTCTGCCAAAGCCGCCTACGCCCAGGAAGTCAGTACCCTTAAAGCCAAACTCAACACCGCCCAGAAGAACAAGCCCCTGGAGAGGCAGGCACAGATCATAGCGAACACCGTAACTGCCAGGAAAGTAGAGTCCAACCCGGGCATGGATAAGGATGAGATTAAAAAAAAGAAGAACCAGGCCCTGGCAGAAGCCCGTATACGTACCGGGGCGTCTAAGCAAAGGATAGATGTCACACCAAGGGAGTGGGAAGCCATTCAGGCAGGAGCCATTAGTAACAATACCCTCACCCAGATACTTCTCAATACTGACCTTGATGTGATCAAACAGTATGCCACTCCCAGAACATCAGGCGTTGTCATGACAAGCGCCAAGATAGCTCGCGCCGAAAGCATGCTTTCCAGAGGCAATACGTTGGCCGATGTTGCTAAGCAGCTTGGAGTTTCTGTATCAGCATTAACAAGCGCGCTTTATTCATAGAATTCTGCGTTTGTTCTTGTGAAGTTGAGGATGGTCTGTTGTTTCCGGTTTCAACGCCGTTTCTAATCTTTCGAGGCTTAAGTTTGTGAGTTGATTGTAACCGCTTATACGTATTAGCTGTTCCTGCTCACAACTTACGCAATAAGTCTATACAAACTGATGCTGCGCGACCACATGGTTCGTCTATTGTAGAAAGGAGGTCTACCCCATATGAAAGAGTCAATGCTGACAACTTCTGATAATCCGTTTGATCCATTTACAGAGTTTGATTCCTGGTTTACGTTTGACATGTCGAACAATTACAATTCATGTTCTTACTTAGCAAGAATTGCAAAAACTTCGGATGACTTAAGTGATGCCGATAATGCTCTTGCTATTGAACGAGCAATAGAGGAGATTTGTGAGTTAAACCTCCTTGGAATTTATAAGAAAGCTGTAAGAAACCATGATCAAACACAAAGAAGTATTGATTAAACCCCCCAAATAATAAATGATTTAGGATCGGACTCGTCACCATTTATTATTGGTGACATAGGGGGAGGGCTGTCGCACCCAGACCCCCCTGCCTAAATCGCCTCCCTCCTTAAATTTTCTCCGGAGGGATATTTTTAGGCATGTCTAAGGGCTCATGTCAGATTAAAGTTCTTACCTGGGTTTGGTGAGCCCGGGCTCCTTTCAAGGATCTGATATGGGCTCTTAAACATGCCTAAAAAACATATAAGAAAGGAGGCGGAAAAGCATGGCAAACTCGCCAAAAGATACCGCTAACACCAAGAGAAAGCGACCACCGGCAACAACACCTGATGCAAGAGAGAACCAGATGATTTCATACGCGATGGAAGCTGCCGAGAAGCAGTTGATAAATGGTACGGCCAGCTCTCAGGTGATTACTCACTTTTTAAAACTCGCCTCCAGCAAAGAACGTTTGGAGAAAGAGATCATGAGTGAGCAAAAAGAATTACTCAAGGCCAAGACCGAGTCAATACAATCCGCAAAACGGGTTGAAGAACTATACATCAACGCCCTCAACGCCATGAGACAATATTCCGGCTCCAAAGGAGAAGACGATGAAGATTAAAACCTATAAAGAACTCTCCCGTCTCCCTACTTTTGAAGAACGATTTAATTATCTAAAGCTTGGAGGTTCTGTCGGACGAGCAACCTTCGGCTTCGATAGATATTTGAACCAATCCCTCTATCAATCAAGGGAGTGGAAGAAGATTCGTAATGACGTAATAGTGCGTGACGGTGGTTGTGATCTCGGAATACCCGGCAGAGAGATATTTATCCGAACGCTTATTCATCACATTAATCCAATAACAGTTGAGGATATAGAAGACGCCAATGACTGCGTGTTTGACATAAACAATCTGATTTGTACATCTTACGACACTCACAACGCAATTCATTTTGGTGACGAATCTTTGTTGATTCGATTACCGAAAGAACGCAGGAAAGGAGACACAACCTTATGGAGAACATATTAGATTCGGTCAAGAAACTTCTTGGAATTGAACCCGAATACAAACATTTCGATCCCGAAATAATCATGCATATTAATACCGCATTTTTAAGTCTTAACCAGCTTGGCGTTGGTCCCGAAGAGGGTTTCAGTATTACTGATAACACCACAACGCTAAAGGAGTTTGTTGGCGACAGAGTAGATCTTGAAGCGGTTAAGTCATATCTCTATCTAAAGGTGCGTTTACTGTTTGACCCCCCTCAAATGGGTTATCTGGTAGAAGCAATTAATAAACAAATCACAGAACTTGAATGGCGACTAAACGTTCAGGTAGAAAAGGAGGAAACTTGAAATGGCAATGACTGAATTAGAAAAGCGTGCCGCACGTATGAAATGGGATCCGCCTGCACCAGTAAGCGACGCACGAAAAGAAATGCCGAAAAGTGCTTTTCTTTCACCGTCAACAAGAACATTCCCCTACAAAGTTCTGATCGATGGCCAATGGGTTGTTTCCGAACCAGGTCTCAAGTCGGCAATTTCCGTAGCCAATTTTAGAGGTAACACCTCCATTTCCGCAAGAGCCAGCAAAATGTTAGAAAACCTGACATCTGATAATGCAGAACACAGTGCAAAAGATATTGCCAATGATTTCTTAATTCATTACGGGATATTAGGAATGAAATGGGGGATTCGACGCGATCGGGATTCTAAAACCGGTCTTATCGTCAGGGAGCGTTCGGCAGACTATAAAGAAACCCGGGCATTGAGAAGGAAATCGATCTCGGAAATGAGCAATGCGGAGCTTAAACGATACGTTGAAAGAATGGATCTTGAGACAAGATACAAAAAGATAGAATCCCAGAACATTTCAAAAGGAAAGGCTGTGGCTAACAACGTTTTAAAGAAATTCGGAGATCGGGCAGTTGATAAAGCAATAACTATAACGTTGGATGCAGCAGCCGAACAATTAAAGCGTAAAGCAGGAAGTTAGTATGGGTTTATCAAATACTGCGACTCCCAGGTACTATGGCTATTTTCGAGATGAAGTGATAAGTGGCAACATTCCCGTATGTAAAGAAATCTCCATGCAAATGAACCGTATAGACGATCTAATCGAGAATCCTAAATATTATTACGATGAGGACGCTGTCGAAGGTTTTGTTAGTTACTGCGAGTCAGAATTAACTCTTACTGATGGTTCTGATCTGATATTGCTCGATACATTCAAGCTTTGGGCCGAAGACCTTTTGGGCTGGTATTACTTTATTGAAAGAAGCGTCTACGAACCATACCCAGGCAATCATGGAGGGCGCTATGTTCGCAAGAAGATCAAAAAACGGCTAATCAGTAAGCAATACTTAATTGTCGCTCGTGGCGGAGCCAAATCCATCTATGCGTCATGTATACACAACTACTTCTTGAACGTCGATACTGCTACAACTCATCAGATCACAACAGCACCAACAATGAAACAAGCCGATGAAGTAATGTCGCCTATACGAACTTCCATTACCAGAGCCAGAGGCCCACTCTTTAAGTTCTTAACTGAGGGCTCCCTACAAAACACAACTGGCTCAAGAGCTAACAGAGTTAAACTTGCCTCCACAAAAAAAGGAATTGAGAATTTTCTAACAGGTTCGTTGTTAGAAGTTCGACCAATGTCCATTGACAAGCTTCAAGGTCTTCGACCAAAGGTGTCGACGGTTGATGAATGGTTGAGCGGAGACATAAGAGAAGATGTAGTCGGCGCAATCGAGCAAGGCGCGTCTAAACTTGACGATTACGTAATAGTGGCCATCAGCTCGGAAGGTACGGTTCGGAATAGCTCGGGCGATACAATCAAAATGGAACTAATGAACGTTCTTAGAGGCGAATATGTAAATCCTTTTGTCTCTATTTGGTATTACCGGCTTGATAGCGTAGACGAAGTTGCCAATCCGGCTATGTGGATAAAAGCCAACCCTAATCTCGGGAAGACGGTT